GCTGCTAAGGCTACTGCCAAGGCTGAGAAGCTTGCTGCCAAGGAACTTGCCAAGGAACAGGCTAAGGCCGATAAGCTTGCCGCCAAGGAACAAGCCAAAATCGATAAGCTTGCCGCCAAGGAACAAGCCAAAATCGATAAGCTTGCCTCCAAGGAACAAGTCAAGGCCGATAAGCTTGCCTCCCAGGAACAAGCCAAGGCCGATAAACTTGCCTCCAAGGAACAAGCCAAGGCTGATAAGCTCCTAGCTAAGCAAGAGGCAATTGTCCGAAAGGTTGTTATCAAGGCTGCTAAGTCTGCTGCCCGAATCGGAGCAAGAAAGCAATCCATTTCCAATAAAAAGGCTGAGAAGCTTGCTGCCAAGGAACAAGTCAAGGCCGAGAAGCTTGCTGCCAAGGAAGCAGCCAAGGCCGAGAAGCTTGCTGCCAAGGAAGCAGCCAAGGAAGCAGACAAGGCTGAGAAGCTCAAGCTTCGTGAAGAGAAGAAGGCCGAGAAGCAAGCTGAGAAAGATGCTGTTAAGGAGGAGAAGAAGCGTGAAAAAGAGGCAGAGAAGGCCTCCAAGAAAGGTAAGAAGAATAGTGATGCCAAACAAGGATTAGAAATCTTGGCAGCTATTAGTAGTGCTCAGATAGAAGTATAAGTATAAGTTGTTATTGTCTTTAAATTAATTAAATATCTCCCTTTTTTTTTGATATAATAATATATCTATGAAATTTACAAAAAAAACCAAGACAAATCTTAATAAAACTAGAAAAAATAGAGATATTTCTCTTATCAAAAAAATAAATAAAGATTTTGATTCACAATTAGATACAAAACTAGTATCAAAACTTAGTAAAGAATTTAAAACTAGAATGGTTCATGATTCTACTAGTATTCCATCCTTATTTAATAAATATAGCTATTATACCGAAATAAAGAAAGGAGAGAACTATCCAAAGTATTATGTAATTGACGACGAAAAACATAAATGTATTTTAGATTTAGATAAAATAGGGAAATCTCATTCTTTTTTTTCTGTTTCCAGTATTACATTTTCAAATCGTGAAGATATGGTATTTTATTCAGTTGATACTGTAGGTAATCGTTTTCATGATATTTATATGAAGCCATTTTTCAGTGATGAATTAACTAAAATAATAAGCGATGTTGAAGGTGATATTCAAATAAGTAAAGATGATAAATGTATTTATTATTTGAAAATGAATAATAGTATGCGTTCATATAAATTATTTTGCTATGATTTTGAAAAAAATAGTCATAAATGTATGTTTACAGAAGACGATGAAACTTTTAGTTTAAGTTTATCTGGAACTACAGATCGTAATCATGTTTTGTTAACTAGTTTTTCTTGGGAATCATCCTATACACATAATATTGAAAATGACGGGTGTAAGTTATTATATAAAAAGGAAAAGGATTTATATTATTCAGTGGATAGTTATAATGATACATGGTATATCATGTATACAAAAAATAGCAATTCTAAATTAATTTCTACTACTGATTTTAAAAACTATTCAACTATACTTCCCAATAAAGAAAATGTAGAATATCAAGAGTTTATCATTAAGAGTCATTATTTATGTTGTGTATATAAAGAAAATGGATTTGATCATTTATTATCAATTGATCTAGTTACTAAAAAAGTAAACTATTTTAAATTTAATAATCCAGTTGCTTCATTTAGTATTCCTTCTCTATCAAACCTCGATATTTGTTCTCCTAAAATAATTATGAATGTATATAGTAACCTACAACCCAAAAAAACAATCGAATTAAATTGTGTGACTAACAAAATAGAAACTATAAAAACCACCAAAATAAAAGGTTATAATGAAGATAAATATAGAGAGAAAATGATCTATGTAAATGAAAAGCTATGTTTGACTATGTTATATAGAAAAGATAAATACAAGAAAAATATGAAATGTTTGTTGAATGGCTATGGATCATATGGAACAAATGATGACCCTTACTTTGATTCAAATGCGGTAAGTTTATTAGATAGAGGATTCTTATTTTGTACAGCACATGTAAGAGGAAGCGGTTTTCATGGAAATAAATGGCATAAAGATGGAAAATTATTAAACAAAATCAATACTTTTAAAGACTTTATTGAATGTGGAAATTATCTTGTTAAAAATAATTATACAAATAGAGAAAAATTAGCTATATGGGGAAGAAGTGCTGGAGGTTTATTAATAGGTGCTGTATTGAATATGGAACCAGAATTATTTAAGTTTGCCGTATTAGGTGTCCCGTTTGTAGATGTTATTAATACTATGAAAGATACATCCAAACCTCTTACTACTGAAGAATACAAAGAATGGGGAAATCCCAATATTAAAAAGTATTATAACTATATTAAAAAATATGATCCTATGCGAAATATAGATATGAAGAAAAAATACCCCAACATTTATATTTATTCGAATCTTGAGGATACATTAGTAGAATATAAAGAGCCTTTGAATTATTATATGAAGATAAAAGATGCTGATGTATTTAAAAATAAGGAAAGAAATCTCTTAATGCATATTAATTTAAAATATGGTCATATGCAATCAAGTAAAAGATATGAAGGATTAGATGAATTCGGTATCTACTATTCGATGATAATTAATCAATTAAAATAATAAATGAAATATGTAGGTATAAATATATTATAAATTGTATTATATTTATTAGTGTAAATAAAAAAATTATATAATATTATATGACAAAGCCAACAAAAATTTTAATTTGTGGACATTCTCATTGTGGAACAAGTATTTTGAAATCAATAATAGGACATATAAAAGATGTAGAAGAAATTGTTAATGAATGTAGTTATATTAGCAAATCAACAAATAAAAAATATATACTCTGTAAATGGCCACATGCAGACTATAAATTTTTTGATGATAAAGAATATAAAGATTATATAAAGATTTTTATTATTCGAAATCCATTATTCGTATTTTCATCAATAAATAAGAGGTATGGTCATTATAAATTAACAAAAAATCAATCGATAGAAGGATATGTTAATATTTTAAAAATGTTTATAAAATATAAAAATAATCCTGAAAAAAATATATATACCATTAGATACGAAGATATGTTTCAAAATAATTATGAAGAATTAAAAAAAATATTGGATGTTATTGGATTTCAATATGACGACAGTATATTTGATAATAGTAATTATACTAATTCTATAATTAAAGGTGTAAAGTTAGTTAATAAAAAACCTGAAAATAAAAGACATGGATATTATAGAACTTGGCAAATTAATCAACCATTTGTATCAAATAATGATATTTCAAAAATTGATTTAAGTAATGATCAAAAGAAAATAATAATTAATAATTCATATATATTACAAGTTTACCCAGATATTAATTCGGTGTTTATTAATCGATGATAATTAATCAATTAAAATAAATATAAATAATTATGCTTGTTGCTGTATGAATAAGCATAATTATTAAATCATTTAAATGATAATCATTAATATAATTAAATATGGAGAATGAAGAACTTATTGAATTTTGTTTACCGTCAAATGAACAAGTAGAACCCTTTTTTCATCTAGTAAATGAAAAAAAACTAAAAATTATAGAACTGGGTCTTATGTGTTATAATCAAACAAATGATAGAATTCATTATTGGAATAATAAAGATATGGAGGATAAAATCAATAAGATTATTCAAGATAAAGATATCGAAAAGGGTAAAGTTGAAGAAACTTTACATCAAACCCAAGAATTATTGAATAATAAAGATAAAATATACAACGAGGAGAGATTAAAGCTAATAGAATCTGTTCGAAATGAAGAATCTGAAAAATATAAGACTATATTAGATGAAAAATTAGTTGCTATCCAAGATATTGAACAATCTAAAAATGAACTATACAAAAAAATGGATGAAATCCGTTTTACTATAGATGAAAAAGTCAGTATAAAAGAAGAAAAAATGAAGAAAGAATATGTGGAAAGAGAAGATTCATTAAATAATGAAATAAAATCATTGCGAACAAAAGTAGAATCTCAATTAAAGACAACTGGTAATTCCTATTATAATGGTGTAGAAGGCGAAGAAGAGCTATGGTCAAAATTAAATTTATTTTATCCAAAACATAGAATTGAAGATAATAATTTTGATCATGAAAAAGAAGAAAAAAGAAAAATCACTCATAGAGGCGATTTTGTTATTTATGATAAAGCATTTACAATAATGATAGAATCCAAAAATTATAGTGGAAATATACAAAAATCAAAGCAGGAGGCATTTCATAATGATATGAAAAATGACAAAAATAAAGATATCGATTGTGGGATTTTTATTAGCCTTAAAACAGGAATAGTTGGTAAAGAAGATATGATGTGGGAATTTATTAATGGTAAACCAGTCATGTGGCTTCATAATACATGTGAATATTATGAAAAAATCAAATTTGCATACAGTTTTTTAAAGACATTAGTTACAAGTAGAAATGAGATTGATTTTACAAATGAAGAAATATGTTCAACAATGAACGATAAACTTGCACTTTTTAAAGGTAAGATAAATTTACAAAGAAGAAGTTTAAATAATTATATAAGTGAACAAAATAGGTTATTAGATGAACAAGAAGAAATATTATTTTCAGAATATATTTGTGATTTATTTAAATTTAAAAAATAAATTGATTTATTATATAAACATAATATCGAGTAAATAAGTAATGATAAAGACTAATACTGAACAGATTACGGTCGATGATGATGGTTCCGTGTCAACTATATCAGACCTAGATGTAAAAGAAATTACAAGACCTATGTTACATAGACAAGAATCAACCGGTTATTGTCCGCATAAACTAGAAACAGATCGTTCTGTGTCGCCAACATTTGATTCACATATTCATTTAAATTCTTATCCTTTTATTGCGGATCCTTCTCCTTCCTCGATTAAAATTCCGAAACTACGCCGCGAAAGACAAAGTGATTATGGTATGTTTGATAAACATTTTGAAGATGATGTTATAAATTGGTTTCAATATATTGATAAAAAGAAAAAATTAGAAATTATTCATTCCTTAGTTGATATGATTTATTATGATAAACATTGTAGTCTTAGACCTACCTATTATGCGGATAATCATATACCTAGAACAAGAGATAATGATATACGATTGGGTGCTTCAATACCAAATCTAGAACAAGATAACGACCAAAATTTATCAATTAAAATAGATGATATTGAAGATCTTTCACAAAATGATTCATTTACGCTATAGATTTACTGAAAAATAAAAAATTTTTTTAGTTATAAGTATTATAATGAATATTTTTATTATAATACTTATAGTTTATATTATACTTATTTTGATAACGCCGAAGAAATATAAATGGTATTTACCTACCATACCAGTATATAAAAATAACGAACTAGAGATTTTAGAAGTAGAACAAATGATTTTAAATAGATCACCTAATGATATCAGTTTTTTTAAGAAAACTGATGAATCGGTTATTCCAGCATTTTCAAATATTGTTCCAGAATCATCAGAACAATTGAGAGATATGATTACAAGTACATATGTGACAGGTATAATTTATTTTTTTAAATATACTATAAACAGACCAAGACCAAAACAATATAATAATTCATTAGATATATTATATTCAAATACTGCTGATACTCCTGCTTATCCAGCGGGTCATGCTTTTCAGGCATATTATTTGGCTAAGGTATTAGGAAAAAAATATCCTTATATTAAGCCACAATTAGATAATATAGCCAGAGAATGTGATTTAACGCGTGTAAAAGCAGGTATTCATTATATAAGCGATGGTCAATTTTCTAAAACACTAGTAGATACATTTTTTTAGTGTCGAATTAATGGTGCTATATTTTAAGTATTAATATTGATATAATTGTTGTACCATTAGAATAAACGACCAGTCCATACCATTTAAATTTAATGTATTACCTTTATCATCTAGTATTTTCATACTTAATCTTCCTATATCTACTGGACCAAAATAATTTCTTTCATTTCTTTGAATAGATGTTGTGAATTCTGTTATAATATCTCCAGGGGATACTTTCTTTAGAGGTATAATAGCAAAAATATCTGTATCTGTTGGCGGTATTAAAGTATCATTAACCGTATCTATTTTTGATGAATTATTAAGTTGATTTATGGTATACACTTCAGAAGAGGTTGCTGTTCTTGGTACACCCTGTGTGTAAGTTGGTACTTTGTTAAAGCCACTTTCATTATTACAGACTATATTTCCTGAAGCATCTTTTTGTGTTGGTAATAAATTAGTGGTTAATATTTTTTTAGAAAGAGGACCTCCAAATTTCGATTGTGTTTTTTCTACTGAAACAAGCCCTTTGTTTAATGAATTGGAATTATAGTCATTTAATACAAGAATCAAATATCGAGGTCCATATACATCAATAAAAGATTCACTTGTAAAAATATAATTACCCGGAGTATTTTCGACAGCATCGCTATCATTATAACTATTATTTCTAAAACCTAAAATCCAGCCTAAATTAAAATTTGCCTTTGTACCTGGACCACAATTTTTAGAACATGCTGAAGTTCCCCCTGATTCATAAAAAATAATAGAGTTTCCCGAACCATTTAATGTCATGATAGACTTTCCTGTAGTTGAATTATATGTTATGCTATTTCCAGCGCCTAATTCTGTTACCATAACATCTGTAACTGCGTCTACTAATTCTTGTTTTGAATAATTACCAACACCAATTCTAATTTCTTTATCGTTTATTTTAAAACATGTATTTCCATATGGTTCATCAATTAAATACCAAGAATATGGTATCGATATAGAATACATTTGAAGATTTACAACATTCATCAATGTTTCTGATAAATTACAAACAAAATTCGATGGACTCCATGAACTTGTATGTGGTGATACTATGTCATTGTATTTCATATCTTTTATAGATGGTGTACTATTTGTTCTGTATTTACTATCTATATTAACCAATCTAGTTGTAATATTTTTTAATGTAGGATTTAATTTTCCTTGAGCTATGGGAGTAATATGTTGGGGATTTTCTGTTAGTCTATCTTGTTTTGTTTTTTTAAATTGATTTTGAAATATACCCAATTCTTCCAATCTACTAGATGTTTTGTCATCAGGTATTCCATTGTCTTTGTATTGTTCATTAATTATATTTAATGAATCTTCGTCTTTTATTACTGTTAGTTCTTCATTATCAAAATCATCATTATCAGAATCTAATTCATCTAATAATCTATTTTTTATATTATAAAAAAAATCACTCATCTCTTTATCTCCATCGTCTAAAAATTTTTTTATATAAAAGTCACTAGCATGTTTTATTTGAGTTTCTGTTGGTTCAGATATATTAAGTATTGTAACTAATTCATCGACATCATAACTTTCTATATCTAAATTAGCATCTGTTGAATTCTTAATCGCTAGTTTTTTTTGTGCTGATGATATGTTTGACATTATTATATACTATAATAATATCTTAAAATCCTGTTTTAATAATATCATTTTTTAATTAAAAATAAATTATTAAATTGATTCATTCTAATAATTTATTTATATAGTAAATTAAAAATGTCAGATTGTCCAATTTGCTGTGAAAAATATAATCAACAACTTAGGTCATGTGTATCGTGTCCAAATGCCGAATGTTATTTTACGGCATGCAAAACATGTACACGAACCTATATTATGAATTCAACAAGTGATCCTCATTGCATGAATTGTCGCAAGACATGGGATCAAGATTTTATTGTTTTGAATTTAAATCGTTCTTTTTATGATAATACATATAAAATTCATCGTAAAAAATTACTTTTTGAAAGAGAGCAAAGTAAAATTCCTGATACTATGAATGATGTAGCAAGAATTGCTGAGGCGGAAGAAAAAGAAAAGGGGAAAAAAGTATTAGATCATCAAATTATTGAACTAAGGAATCAAATTATGGAATTAAATAGACAAAAACAGGCTATAGATCGTGAGGTTCATTTAATTAAAACAGGTAAGGAAAAGGAAGTGGTAGAAAGAAAAAAGTTTATTATGCCTTGTCCTGCCGAAGATTGTCGTGGATTTTTATCATCAGCATATAAATGCGAAGTATGTAAATATCATAGTTGCCCAAAGTGTCTGGTTGTTTTAGGAGAAAATAAAGATCAAGAACATGTATGTAATGAAGATGCTGTGAAAACTGCTGATTATATTAAAAGTACTACTAAACCTTGCCCTAAATGTGGAGAGCGTATTTCAAAAATCAATGGTTGTGACCAGATGTGGTGTACTTCATGTCATACTGCTTTTAGCTGGAATACTGGTTTAGAAGATAAAGGAAGTGTCGTTCATAATCCGCATTATTATCAATATCAAAGACAAGTGAATAATGGTGCGATTCCTAGAAATCCTGGAGATAATCCATGTGAGATGGATAGAAGAATGTATGCTAATTTTTATCATCAAATACAAACTACTATTGTAAATTATCTTTTTAGAAATCAAACAGATATTCAAAATTATAAAATAGAAATGCCTGAGTTAAAACAACAACTATCTGAAAATATTGATAAAATTTTTGCCTTCTGTATTAAAACAACAGAAATCAAAAACATTATTCGTGTTTTTAATCATTATAATTGGGAATTAAATCATCTTAATACACAAATACGACAAGATACTGACCATAAAAATTTGAGAATTGATTATATATTAAAAAAGAAAAATAAAACTGATTTTGAAGATGAATTAGTTACTCGCGATTCAAGAAGAAAAAAAAATATTGAAATTTCAAATATTCTTCAACTTATTGATACAGTAGGACATGATATTATTAAAAGTATCTTCGGAAAGTTAATGGGAAATAATCTAACTATAGAACATCTTAACGAGGCGTTAAAAGAAATGTCACCAGATGATATTATGAAAACATTTGATGATGTTTACGATGAATTAATGAAATTTATCGAATATTGTAACGATAAATTTGCTGTCGTAAGTGTAGCATATAATATTAGCATTCATAATATTAGAGGTTATGATCGTAAGGTTAATATGAGACCAGCTAGAAATTGTGAATTTACAACCGAATTTATAGAAAAATTTCCCACTTTATATTCAAGTATTCAAAAATATGAAAGCGTCATTAAACAATATGAACCAAAAAAAAATAAATTTAAGATTAAATCAATTAAGGGAATGAAATCTTGTTAAAAATAATCTATTTACTTTATCTCGCAAATTATATGTTAAGGGTTTCATTTTTTTTTCAGGAATACTTGTAATACCAAAACCTCGTTTTAAATGACCTTTACCTTTAAATACCATTTGTTCCAAGTCCTCTAACATTTTCACCTCACCTTCTTCTATCAATTCATCGCGGTCTATTCTATAATCACTTTTATATGTGTATCGATTATAGTTTCCTCGTGAATAAATTTTATGGTGTTGATTTACATAAAGGTAATTTTTTATAAGTCCTAATCCCATAATTTTATCAGATGAATTATTCATCTCACAAATAACAACATTTGTATTTAATGGTATAAGCTCACTCATTGGATTTGGTGTCCCATAAATACAACCGTTGAGTTCATTGGTTCTTCTATATACAGCATTTTCATTCCAGGTTTCATCGTTAAATCTTGTAGATGCTAATGTAATCATGTTTTATTGTAAAAAAAATAATATATGATTGCAGTTCAATTTTATTATTATATTTTTGATAAATTTTGATATATTTTATATTGCAACTCATATAGTCTATTTTGTTCTTGTATTTTTTCTTTATTTCTTTGCTCTAACATGTATGATTCATATTGATGGAGTTTCTTGATTTTTTCTATAGTATTTTCATATCTATGTTCAGGTTTTAATTCGAGTTGATATTTTTTATAGTCTTCTATATCTTGATAATGTTGTTTTACAGCAATAGCTTTAAAATTTTCAGAAATTAGCGATAAATCTAAATCCATAACACCTTTGAATCCTTTGATTATCTCTTTTTTCATTTATAGTTTATATAATATAAATATTTATATTTATTTATTCAATTTTAATTGTGCTTAAGAACATTATTAATATTATAAGGAATGTAATGAATTCTAGAAAAATATTAATATCGAACATCTCTTTAATCATATAGGTAGATTGTAAACTATAACCTAACTTTCTATAATAATCTTGAACACCAATACCTGATATAACGGCTATTTTAAAATATCCATTTGTAATGGCTATCCATTCTGCATGTCGCATTAGTTTTTTCCCAATACCTGAATGTTGGGCTTTTTTTTCATTATTATTTACCTTTGGGGCAACTAATCCATATACATGTAATTCTCGAATTAATCCACAACCGACAATATCTTTCATATAGCTAATGTATTCATTATCGACCAATCGTAATCGACAAAATCCGTATATAATTCCTTGCTCTTTTAGCCCCCATGAAGAATACCATTCACCATCTTTTAATGTTGAAGTTACATCATTACCACTTTCCATTGAGATAAAATATTCCATTCCTCCTGATGACCTATACTTTCTTACCACAATTCGAGCATATTTTAGTAGACTTAATTTATTTTTCACTTCTCTACAACGAATACATCTACAGAATTTATGCTCCTCTTTCATCTTTTCATCTAACACTTGGCGTAGATTGGTTACATTATTTCCTCCGTAAATATATCTAAATCCGGTTTCAGTACAATGAGGAATATCTCGAATAACCCGATTAATTCTTATATGATATGGCACTTGTTGTTTGATTCTGATTAACATGTCTACAAATAATTCTGGGTTTATTTCAGCATATGGTTTGTAGGTGCCTTGATCAAACCATTCTTTGATCTTAGTCCAAGGAACAACAGTGGTAGGATAAATTTTCCATTGATCGAATTGATGGTCTTCGCCATAGATAATCTCATGAAACATCTTTTCATCTTTTTCTATAGAACTACCTGGTAAATCCGGCATCCAATGAGCGTCTACCTTATAACCATAATCTTTCAATAGTTTCAACGCATTGATAGTATCTTGGTTTTTACATCCTCTGTTTACCTTTTTCAATATCTTATCATCAATATGTTGAACTCCTAACTGAATTCGTGTACATCCTAATGTTCGTAACCATACAATTTCTTCTTCTGTAATTGAATCAGGACGCATTTCAAGTGTAAGTCCAATAATTCTACATTTGGAATGAACATTTAATTGTTGCTCTTGGAACAATAGTAGTTTTTCCCGTTTTACCTTTTGATTAAATGTATTGGCGGCCCAAAATAAATCCCTTATAAATTCTTCTTGATATCTACGCGGATATTCAGTCCAAGTTCCTCCTAATACAATCAGTTCTATTTTATCTACGGTATGACCATTAATAACATATTGAAATCCCCTATCATTAAATTGCCTTATGGCATCAAAATTATTTTGAAGCCCTCGGGCAACAGTCGGTTCACTGCTTAAATAACTTCTAGGATTAATATCCTCCCCATTTTCATCTCTTTCTCTAGGACAATAATGGCAATCATGTTTACAACTAAAGCGCTGGGTTTTCTCTTTTCCTGAATCGTCTATGTAAGTAGGATAAGGACTAGTAATAACAGAAATAACAACCACTCCTGAAAGACTACGCATGGCTTTTCCCTTCAACGCCTTCTCTAATATAGAATTTTTATCTAGTAAGTCATTCTCGAAAAATTTTTTATAGATATATCCAAGATGAGCCTTTTTTGGAGAAACATGATATTTCTTTTTTAAATTTACTATTTCTTGATTCACCTCAATATTTGAAGTATAATGCTTAGATGATAAGTCTTTAACGAAGTCGATTAACTTATCATCGTATTGACCAAGCATAACATTTTCGTTAGAAAATTCTTGTTTAAGTAAGTCTTCGACTTCAATTGACATAATGTTTTTGGTATAAATAAAAAACATTATGTAGAATCAATTTATTTTAGTGTCTAATTTTTGGTGCTTAAAATTTAGTAAAAAAGCGAAGACTATAGTTGTCTATTGTAAAGATGGGTCTGCCTGTTCTATAAAAAATATCTATTTGTTTTTGGCGCCATCTTTCTTGTGAGGAGTGAGCTTTGGATATTAGTCTTTTCTCCCTTAAAAGAGGATGAACCAAAATCTCCATTTATACTATCTAATTATTATTTTTTAAAAAATTTTTTAATAATGTTTTTGATTGTTCAAAGTTAATAGCATTATAGACATGTATTATTTTATTTAAATAATATGTTAAATTTCCATTTGAGGTAAATTTATTTAATTGATATACACTCTTTTTATCTCCAATATAACATATTTGTCCTTTACTTTCTAATTTAAAAGGTTTATCATTATCAAAATCTTTATTAAATCTATATGCTAAATACTTACCTTGCTGAAATGCTACTTGCGCTGTTGGTGGATTTTTACTATATGCACAATCTCCCATAGCATATACACATGATAAATCCGGATGTTTTTGTTTTCCAAAAATTATACTATATAAAAATGTGAAATATGTAGGTGCTGGTTGATTATAAATCAAATTTAATGTCGGAGATACGGGTATACCAAAACGACATTCATTATATAAATTGTTATTTATTTTAGTAGTCAATGTATTTGGTTTTATACCTCCACACCATATTGCCATATCATAGTTTATCTTGTTATCTTTTAAATAAATACTATTTTTATCTATTTTTTGAACAAAACGGTCAAAATATAAATTAACATTTTTATTTTTCCATACATCAACAGTGTAGTCACTTATTTTTTGGGAAAACATAGATAATGGAAATTTTAATCCATCAACCGCATAAATGTTAAATTTATCTAAATCTATCAGATTTCCGATTAGTTCTGTTCCTGTAGGACCACAGCCTATTACAGCAATATTACTATCTTTTTTTAAATTTAATAGCTGTTTTTTTATTTTATTTGCGTCGGTTGTATCTTTTAAAAAATAAGAATATTTATCTACTCCTTCAATATTAAATGTATTTACCTGAGCACCGTGACACAAAATAAGATAATCATAGTCTATATCTTTATTTTCTGTAGTTATCTTTTTGTTAACAAAATCAACATTTATTACAGTTTCATCTATGTTCGTTATGCTATTATTTATATTGGTAATGTGTTGTTCTAATGGAATATTGTGTGTTGTATTATTGGCTAAAAGAGGTGTATATAAAAATTTGGAATTATTTGAAATAACAGATACATTATATTTTGTATTATCAATATGCTTTAAAAATGAAGCACAACCCCATCCAGAACCGATTATTTTAATATCTTTTTTATCCATTATATTATGCTATAGTATAAGATTTTTTATGAAGATTAATTATATTTTCTTTTTCATATTCTGTAAATTTAAAATAATTAATAACTGATTCATCTGTAATTTCTTCTGGAAAATCTTCTAATTTTGTTATATCCGGAATCATTTCAAATGCATATTTCTCTAGATATTTCATTCTATATTTAAAGCATTCAAATATATATAATGCCAATTTCGTAGATAAAAATTCCTTTAATCGTATTAAATCACTCACAGATTTATCCATTATTATATACTTATCTCTATTACTTATACCATATATTCCTTCACTATCTAAAAAAGGAAATCCATACATTCCATGTGCTAAAATTAACTTGGGTTTTTTATAATAAGGGCATGGTGAAAAACTATAATTATAAATCATGGTCGGAACATTTTTATTTAATACACAGGTGGTTATGTTTCGATAATTTGAATCATCTTTTCTTTTTTCAAATATCTCAATATGTTTTGGTGGTAAATTGGTTTTTTTTACATCAATATGTCCAACCTGTTCCACATATCCTAGTAATTTATTTATCACAGAAATTCCCATATTAGGTATAGGGTTATCTTTTTTTAGGTGATATTCAACTACTTTGTCTTTTTCATCATAAATATTTATTACATTATCTGTTTTTGAATTTTGTAATACAAAAATAGTTGTTGGAGTTTGTGCTTCACCATTAAACATGCGATTGGTTTGTGTGTTTGTAAAAGATTTCAGTTTATGTATTTTATAAGATGTTAATAAATCATATACTTTGGCCTTATCTGGTTTCATCCAAATTGCAGGAACAATCATTGACATATAGCCATTTTCTCTCAATAAATCAAAACTATGTTTTATAAATTCTATCCAAATCGTATTGCCATCCTTTAACTTTGATTCTTTTGTATTTGTTGGAACCTTTTTAAATCCGTTACTATTAAAAGGTGGATTTCCTATAATTATGTCGAATTTATTTTCGTTATAAAATGATAAATAATCACTATTGTATATATTTGCTTTCTCTCCAAATATTTTTTTTAATATTTCACAATTTTCTGAATTAATCTCAACCATATACAACATATTCTCAATAATATGTTTTTTTCTTTCGTTTAAATTAATAAATTCATCTTCGAGAGAAAACATCAATCGTTTAAAAATACTTATTGAAAAATTGCCTGTTCCTGAACCTGGATCAAGCCATTTTAAGTTTTTATTTTTAAAGAGTTCTTGAGGCAACATATTTAAAAAATATGTTTCGATGATATTGAAATCTGTTTTTACTTCTCCATACATCCTTTTATTTTCTGAATCGGTTATCTTACTACAGTGATTATTAGTATTTATTTCTAAAAAATCCATAAATTTTATTAGTAATAAAGATTAGTAATAAAATTTTTTTACAATACTAATGATTTTGAAATTTGACAGAAAATAAAAAATCTAATTATAGATCTTTACATTTTACAATTCTAAAATCCTACTTCTTCATGTTCTAAATCATCAATGACTTCTCCTCGTCTACGCAGGTATTCACTGTCAGTGTATCTTCTATCATCAGAATCAGGATTTCTATCAATAGTCCATGAAATTCTTACAGGTCTTGATTCTTGTCTATACCCTTCATCACTCCGTGAAGGTAACCCAGGCGGTTTTGATTTTAGATTTGCCCTACACATTGGACAATTGTGTGATCTAGATACTGTTTGTACAAAACAAGGGGTGCAGAATTTGTGTCCACATGTTGTTGTACACACGGCATCACCAAGTTTGTCGTAACAAATAGGACAATCTTCTTCACTTTTGATGGCAGGTTCGCGACGAAACTCTTCCACCATTTCCTTGTTGTTGTTGTAGCGATCAACTAACGCGTCGACAAGCTTTGCCTTGTCTTGTTTTAACTTGATAGTGACTGTTTTGACCGGCATCTCTTCTTCACCTCTAGTATCTTGATAAAGTCTATAAACTTTTTGTACATTACTTAGACACGCGATTCGCATCAAACTCTTTTTATCTAAACCATGTAATTGATCCCACTTTAGATCCATCTTGTAGCCTTCATGAAGACAAAACATATTATTCCAAACACCAAATCGTTGCCACTCCGTCTGACAGTCACGAATGCTGTGTGCTCTGGAACCACAGTAATAGCAATGGGAAGCGCAAGGAGACATTTTTAAATTCTGTCTGTATTAATTTTTTGATATCTATAAATTTTCCAGTAGATTTAAATCAATTTAATGCTGTGCAAAAAACTATTTATGCAGTAATTTTTTTGCACAAAAAAAAATTGATTCAATACCGATAGCTATACATATTATAAATCAAACAAGTAAAAGATGTTCAGTCAAAAGCTAAGTATTTATATTCCCCATGTGTTCGCCAACATTACCAAGGAGCGTATTGTTGATATCTTCACCAATCAATCTATCGGAGAGGTTGATCGTATCGATTTTGTTCCTAAGAAGGGTAAGGACGGAAGAGAGTATCATATGGCTTTCATTCACATGAAGTCTTGGTATGATAACGAGTGTGTTCGTAATCTTCAAGCACGCATTCTTAACAAGAATACCGATGCCCGTATTGTCTACGACGATCCTTGGTATTGGAATCTTTACGAGAATGTCAATCCTCGTTCTGCTTCTGAGCTTAAGATGGAAGAGCAAATCTTCACACTGACTAAGACAGTCAATGTCCAATCTGATCGGATTGATAAGATGGATGCCTTCACTCAGTATCTTGAAGATGAGCTTAATCAATCGATGGCCACTATCGCAAGACTTCAAGATGAGTTGAATTTCAGAACTCCTCCTACTATGTCTCCAGTCATGAACCCTCCTCTTCTTCAGCGTCAGGTGACTTCTGAGGTTTCTGCTGATATTGCTGGTGAGCTCCAGCGTTATAATTCGGTATCCCAACCTCTAAGAATGGAAGACCTTGATGTTTCTGTTTCTCAAGACGGTCCTCTTCACGAAGAGCCTGTAGCCACAGAAACAGCATGGGAATAAGGTAAGTAAAAAAAAATAAAAAAAATGTAAACTCCCGCTATAAAATTAAAAAACAAAATAAAAATCAAAGGGAGAACAGCAATCATAGCTCAGTTGGTTAGAGCATCGGTCTTATGAGCCGAAGGTCGTGGGTTCAATTCCCTCTGGTTGCAATGGGACATAATATAGTTCGCCTCCTCGTGGTGTGTCCTGGATATAAAAAACAAAATGAACTATTCCCTTTTAGCACAGCAAGATGCTAATTGTCGTCGGTTTAAACTTTAATTTAACTTGTGTATATTTGTGTCCCATGTTTTACCTAGTGGGGTTATTAACTAAATGGAACATTATTTCAATCACTGGTATTGTATATTCCCAAGAGAGTGATTGAAGTAATTTTTAGAGACTTCAGTGACTTCATTATTATAGTTATATAGGTCCCTGATCATATCTACAGGGTGAGAGAAATATGGAACTTATATGCTGGTTCAAAAATTGTAAGCATATATTTGTTAGCTCTAGAGATAGAGTCTGATAAATTTCGAAATGAGATAAATATCAATTTTATAATTATGGAATAAAAACTGATCATTTTTAAGAAGTAGTTATAAAATTGAATTTTCGAGAAAGTAGAAAAGCTAGTTTAAGAGATTTAAAGTCATGTGTTCTCTTAGGATTAATAAGTGTTGAAAGGTGGCATCTACCAAGACCTATAGGTGATATTAAACGGGCATCGACACAACAAACAAACACATACCAGGGGACGCCCTGTTTTTTTTTCTGCATTAAAAAAAAATTGATTTAAATTAAATTAATAATTTTAATTTAAATTAAATAATGACTCGTACTAGAAGACAAGATAGAAATCAAATGGAAGAAGAAGATGATTATCAAGAGGATGATAATGGTTTAGAAGAAGAGGGGGCTGACGGGGGAAATTCCCCCGTAGTAGAGGATAAAATAACTAAACATAAATCATATGCTGAGAAATTAGCATGGGATGTTTGGTCAATAAGTAAGATTTATTTATTTTGGATTGTCGTTCATTTTGTAAGTGCTAATTTGTATGCGTATTATTGTGCGCATTTGTCGTTTTATGGATTCTTAACTTCGGCATTTATGACTGCTACTCCACATTGTATTGGACTAAACTGGATGACAAATTGGACGCATAACACAATTAGAAATATGTGGTTGACCTTAGGTACATGGCTTGTGACTAAAATTATGGAAAATAAAGAAAAAAAAGAATAGAAATATAAAGTTAAATTGTTGTTATATTTTTTTTATATTCTAGATATTATATATTAATGTGTGGTATTATTGCTTCTATAGGAAATGATAATTCTTTTTTTCATAATTTATCAGGATTAAAGCAACTTCAAAATCGCGGATATGATTCTGCTGGAATTTGTTCTATGATTGACAATCAATTTGTTACTACAAAATATGCTTCAACAGATAAAGAATCAGCATTGGTAAAAGTAGAAGAAGAAAAAGAAAAACATGATAGCGCCTATGTAAGTATAGGACATACTAGATGGGCTACTCATGGAGCAAAAACAGATATTAATTCTCATCCTCATATTTCTAGTGATGGTTTATTTTCACTTGTTCATAACGGAATTATAGAAAATTACATTGAATTAAAAGAAATGTTAATTAAAAATGGTTTTACATTTAAATCTCAAACTGATACTGAAGTAGTTGTAAATTTGATAGCTTATTTTTATAACCTACATAAAAATACTGTAATAGCCATTCAAAAAACAATTGAAAAATTAGAGGGAACTTGGGGATTAGCTATTACATGTTTAAATGAACCATATAAATTATATGCTACAAGACATGGAAGTCCAATTTTAGTAGGACATACAAATGAAATGGCTATTGTAACATCAGAACAAAGTGGATTTTGTAATCAAGTAAATAATTATTTTATATTACAAAACATGGATATTTGTGTCATTGAAAAAAAAGAAGATAAAGTAAATGTTTATACAAATGAATTATATCAAATAAATAAAATTACAAAAGGTGAATATGTTGCTAGTCCAGATCCATGGCCTCATTGGACTATTAAAGAAATTCATGAACAAACAGAATCATGTTTAAGAGCAATTAGCTTGGGAGGAAGATTGTGTTCTGATAATACGGTTAAATTAGGAGGTTTAGAAAATAAAAAAAAAGAATTAATGTCGATAGATCATTTAATTTTACTTGGATGCGGAACTTCTTATCATGCTGGAATGTTTGGTGTAAATTATTTTAAAGATTTATGTGACTTTCATAGTGTTCAGATATTTGATGGTGCTGAATTTAATGAAAAAGATATTCCAAAACAAGGAAAAATAGCATTAGTATTATTATCACAATCAGGAGAAACAAAAGATTTACATCGTTGTATTCAAATTGGTAAAGAAAATGACTTATTATTAATAGGTGTTGTGAATGTTGTAGATTCACTTATTGCTCGTGAAGTCCATTGTGGATGTTACTTAAATGCTGGACGCGAAGTAGCGGTTGCATCAACAAAAGCTTATACATCACAAATTATTATATTAAATATGATAGCTATATGGTTTGCTCAAGAGAAAGGTTTATTTTTATATAAACGACAGCAATATATTCAAGATTTGCATAATTTACATATGGATATTAAAAAAACTATAGAAATGTGTGAAACAAAAGTAGATAATGTAGTATCTTTATTCAATCATAATAGTTGTTTTTTACTAGGAAAAGGAAAGGGTGAATCTATTGCTCGTGAAGGAGCGTTAAAGATTAAAGAGATTTCTTATATTCATGCTGAAGGTTATAGTACAAGTAGTTTAAAACACGGCCCTTTTGCCTTACTAACTAAAGGATTTCCAGTTGTTTTAATTGCGCCAGATAATGAACATTATGCTAAAAGTGAAAATGCGTATGAAGAAATAAAGTCAAGACATGCTACTATAGTTTTTATTACAGATAAAGAGGGCGTAGAAAAAGAAAATACAATAATGATTAAAAAAAACAGCAGTTTCCAAGATTTTTTAAGTATTATTCCATTACAGATATTGGCTTATAAATTATCGTTAGCTCGTGATTTAAATCCTGATATGCCTCGTAATTTGGCTAAAGTGGTTACTGTTGAGTAGTTTTGTTGTTATATTTTTTTTTAACAAAATATATCATATGAATATTGTAGTGCTTTGTGGAGGAAATGGTACACGCTTATGGCCATTATCAAGAAAAAAATTACCTAAACAATTTTTACCTTTAGTAAATGATAAAACGATGTTTCAAAATACATTACTTCGTTTTGAACATCTAAAGACTGATTTTCGCTATCAAAAACCAATAGAAATTAATAAATTTATTATTATTTGTAATAAAGAACATCATTTCATAGTTGAAGAGCAAATTAAAGAGTTAAATTTAAAAGAAGATTATATGATAATTACTGAACCTATGGGTAGAGATACTGCTGCTGCTGTAGCAACTGCTGCTTTAAATGGTAGTCATGATGATGTATCATTAGTTGTTCCTTGTGATCATATTTTTAACGATGAAGAGTTTTGTAATGTTGTTAAAATTGGTTATAATACCTATGTAGAAAATGCTGTTATTACATTTGGTATTAGTCCAAAATATCCTGAAACTGGCTATGGATACATTGAACTAGGAGAAAATTTTGAAACTCTTTGCTTTACTGAAAAGCCTGATGCTGATACTGCTGAAGGTTATTGTAAAAATGGTTGTCATGTATGGAATGCTGGTGTATTTATGTTTCAAAATAAAACGATGTTGAAATGTTTTGAAAAATATGCTATGTCAACATTAACTCCTTGTTTAGAAGCCTCTATGAAATCTTTAGGAACATGTGAAAATAAAACTATTCATTTAGGAATGGAAGAATTTTCAAAATGTCCTGAAATCTCAATTGATTATGCTATTATGGAGAATTTAACAAAAGATAAAGAAACTGATGTGAAAGCAATGACTATTAGTTACCATAATAAATGGTCAGATATTGGTTCATTCAAAGTATTAAGTGAAGAATGTGAAAACGATGAAAATGGCAATGTTAAAAAAGGTGATGTTGTTACCTATGATACTAAGAATTGTTATATTGAATCTGATAAGGCTACTGTTGCTACTGTTGGATTAGAAGATTTAGTTATTGTAAATACTAGAGATGCGTTACTTGTTTCTCATAAAGATAAAAGCCAAGATGTAAAAAAAGTATTAAAAGAATTTAATGATTCACATAGTGATTTAAAAGTTGTTCATGCCAAGGCATACAGACCATGGGGATGGTATATTAATGTTGAAGGAAACGATCATAGTGGATACAAAGTAAAAAGGATTGGGGTATATCCTGGAAAACGCCTTTCATTACAAAGTCATAATAATAGAAGTGAACATTGGGTAGTCACTAAAGGAAAAGCCCGTGTTCAATTAAATGAAGAATTTATTGAAATGGGACCTAATGATCATGTTTATATTCCAGTAACAGCTCTTCATCGTATGGAAAATATTGGTGATGAAATGGTTGAATTTGTTGAAACACAAATTGGTGATTATCTTGGAGAAGATGATATAGTTAGATATGAAGATGATTTTGGAAGAGCATAAATAAAAAAATTTTAATTATTATTATTATAATATAATAATAATGGAAAAAAAAAACTTAGATGTATATGTTGTTTCATGGGGTGGGGTTGGTACAACAGCCTTTTTAAAATTTTTAAATGATTGTAATATGGATGTAAATACTAATAATGATATTGATATTAAAGGAAAAAATGGAAGTAAATATTCATCGGGTATAAAGCATATTAATTCACCAAATCATAGAAAATTAAAAGAATTTAAAATAAAAAAAGTTATTTTTATTTACGATGATGTTATAAATTCTATTTTATCATTGTGGAAAAGAAATTACCAATGTGACCAAGTTAAAAAACTAACAAATAACAGGAATTCTATACCAGAAGATTGGTCACTCGTTGATTATATAGAAAATGATCAAGATTTATTTGAATTTCAACAATTTTATTATAATTGGATTACTACAAAAAAAGAATATCCTTGTCTTTTTGTAAAAGGACAACAATTGTATAAACATAGATTTCATATATTAAAATTTTTAGATATACCTATTTCATCAAAATTTATAGAAAATCATTCAAGAAATTCAAATTGGTTTCATGATATTGATACCAATATTAAAAATGGTTTATACAATATTTATGGTGGATTTAATGATTACATAACTAGTCTTCCTGATGTTCAACTTCAAGATGCTGGTTCAACAGAATTAATTTCAAATTTATCAGTTTCCGATACTTTAAGTTCTAGAATAAAAAACCCTTACATTGATGAATAATTTTTATGGTAAATGATAAATTATTAATATTTAATATATATAATTATGAAAATAGCTATTATTATAACGGGAGATGTTAGAGAATGTTTTGTTAAAAATAAACTTTTAGAAATCTTTAAAGAATATGATGTATTTATAGGAAGTTATATTAATCATAAAAAATATATAGAAAGTATTGGTAAAAATAATTACTCTTATTTAATTAATCCAGAAACTGACATAAGATTGCCGGATGGAATTAAAAAAGAACATATGCAGCACAATATGTTACAATGGTTACATATGGATAATATTATAAATAATTTTGAAGATAAATTAATAAAATATGATATTTTATTGAAATATAGATTTGATTACGATATAAATGATAAAGATTTTTTTTATAAAATTAGAGTAATACCCAATATACTTTATAATGATAGTGATAAAATGTTTTATTCAGAAAGTTTAACTTTTATAAATATATTTAAAACATTTTACGCACAATTAAAAGATTATACTTATAATAGTAATAGAAATGATGATGATAACAGTCTTGCTACAAGTTGGAAATCTGAACCAGCTTTACAATTACATTTAAAGAAAATTAATATACATAGTGATAAAATTAATTGTGGAAATATTATAAGAGGTTCATATAATAAAGAAATTGCTGACGGTAATAAAAAATTATATATTAATAATATTATTCAAGGAAAATTTACAAAATAAAATTCTGTGTAAAATAAAAAATTATAAATAAAATTATTATAGGATTATTTATAATTTAACTTAGTGTTTTATCTTTAATAAATTGTATTGTTTCTTCTGCTCCTTTATAGTCTCCACATTTGACCCATTTATTTGGTTCATTATTTTTATAGTTGGTGAAAAAATCTTTGATAATGGCTAATGTATTTTCATTCACATCAGAAATATCGTTGATATCGTCATTTTCTCTATCAATTTTTGAAACAGGAAGGGCAATTACCTTTTGATCCATTCCTTTTTCATCTTCGGTAATTAACATTCCTAATACTTTACATTTTACATAAGAACCAGGAAAGAAAGGGGCATCGTTGATAATTAAAACATCAACCGGATCTCCGTCGTCAGCAAGTGTATTTGGAACATAACCATAATTACCAGGATAATGCATGGCGGTTGCTAATACACGATCTACCATTAATTTATTGTTTTCAAATTCATATTTAACATATGATTTGTAGGGAATTTCTACATGAACTTCTATATTTGACATATTATATATTGTAGTGATATAATATAAAACACAAAATATTTCCGTTATTATTCATGTAAGAAATTACATAAATTCTTTATTTAAAATTTCAATAGTATCCTGGTATTTTTCTACCTTGTGTCCAATAACTCTAGAATCTGTGAATATTTCATAATCATTTCCTCCTTTATGTGTTTTATCTCCAAAAAAATGTATTTCATCATATTCGCCTTCTACAAATTGAAGGCAATAAGTTTTATCCCATCCTTTAGGAAAAACATCTACACTAATTTGACCACCAACAGAGAATTTTATTTCAGGTAAATTTTCAATATTGTTGGAGGTAATATATTCTATCCATTTTTCTTGAATTTTAACTATCATATTTTCACGAACTTTGTGTTTATTATCATATTGTTCAAATTCTTCTCTTTCAGATTGACTACAAGCTCTTCCGATTGGAGATACATTTATCATTCCATTTCTGTATTCTATAAATGTGCCTCTTTTTACAGGACAATCTAGGGTTGAAAGAACCCCTAAACATATATTAATAAATTGTTTGAAATGAGTTTCGGTTAATGTTTCTACAAAACTGCGTTGATGAATACATTTCTTGCCTTTGTAACCTAACAAACCATTTTCAGAAAAACGCCAATCAAAAAGAGGGAAATTCTCTTCACCTAATTGTTCAACTTGTTTACTTAAATCAGAACCACCTACAAATCCAATATGTATATTGGGAATTGTTTTTAGTCGCTGTAAGCATTCTAACATAGGTTGTTCAATCACCTTTCGTGCTGGAGTTAAAGTTCCATCGACATCAAATAAAATTAGTCGCATTATAATTTATATAATTAAAAATGATATAATTATATAAAAAATTAATAATCATTACCACATTCTTTTTCTAAAAATGTTATAATCTCTTTTTTAGCATTATTTTCATATTTTTCTTTTTCTTTTAATATTATTTCTTTACTATTTTCATCAAATAATTCTAACCAATTAGTAGTTTTTCTTACTTGGTTCATATCTTCGTCTCTCCTAAGAACTTTTGAATTAAAATCGATATCAAATAATTTTCCTATTTTTTTGTTTAAGTATTCATTATCGTTAATATAATAGTAATCTAGTATTATGATTGGTATATTTGTTTTTTTTAATTCATTATATTTTATTTTGAAATCATCTAAATATTGTTTTTGTTTCTCTATGTCTTTATCTAACAAATCTTTATCTATTACTATTTTTCCAATATTTTCTTCCATAGCAATATTTCTATCATGTTTGAATTTACTAAAAATGGTTATTCCACTTTTTTTAAAATATGAACTATATATTCTAGAAAATGAATATCTAATTGGTAATAAAATTGTATTAATTGCTAAATCATTATTTAGATATTGATACATTTCATTAGGTACTCTCCATTTTAAAAAGGTAATATTACTTTTCTTAATTTCTATTATTGATTGTTTTGTTTTTGGTTTTAATTTAGGAAGCAAGGTATTAATTTTCTCATCTGAAATTGATGCCTCTTCAGGATTAAAAATACTCTTTGCTAGTTCTAGTAAATTTTCTTTAAACTCTTCTTTCTCCTCTGGTTTCTTATGAACCAAATCTAATATTTCATAACCTGGAATATAAATATTAGGTGCATTACTAAGCATATCATTAATATAAGTAGTTCCTTCTGCACCCGTAAAAATCATTAATACATTTTTTTGATTCATTATATAATTAAAAATGATAAAATTATATAAAAATGAATTTATTTTTCAAAAAAATCGGTGAAAGCATTTCTGGTATAAACTGTTGTTCCATTGTCAGGACTTTCATGAATTAAAACTGATTCTTTTTTTTTATTTTCTACTTGTTGTTTAATCCAGTCATATGTTTCAGTCATACCAGTTAAAAGAGGTAGATTTGGTTCCCAACCTAATTTTTCCTTAATTAATGCATTATCAGAATTTCTTCCTCTTACTCCTGTATGTGGAACATCTAAATGTTTAATTGTTAAATTTTTACCTGATAATTCAATAGCCATTTCTGCTAAATGATTAATAGTAACCATTTCTTCTGAACCTATATTTACTGGTTCTTTGAATTCACTATTCATTAATCTAATTACACCTTCAACACATTCAGATACTAATAAAAAAGAACGAGTTTGTAAACCATCTCCCCAAACTTCAATAGATGAACCATCCTCAGCTTCACAAACTTTTCTTAACATAGCTGCAGGAGCCTTTTCGCGTCCACCATCCCATGTTCCAAGAGGACCATAGATATTATGAAATCTACCAATTCTAACATCTAACCCTTTGTTTCTAGCGTAGGCAAGATAAAGTCTTTCACTAAATAATTTTTCCCATCCATATTCAGAGTCAGGACCAGCAGGATAAGCACTTTCTTCAGAACATTTTGGATTATCAGGATCCATTTGATTGTATTCAGGATACATACAAGCTGAAGAAGAATAAAAGACCTTTTTGATTCCAAATTTTACCATAGCTTCACATACATGTAAATTAATTATAGCTGAATTATGCATAATATCGGAATCATTTTCCCCAGTGAAAACAAATAAGGCTCCACCCATATCAGCGGCTAATTGATATACTTCATCAATTGTTTCATCAAGGACTAATTCTACTGATTTTGGGTCGCGTAAATCAGCAATAATAAATTCATCGGCATCTGATTTTTTGTATTCATGCCATTTAATGTCAACACCACGAACCCAATAACCATCATTTTTTAATCTTGTAACAAGGTGACCTCCAATGAAACCACCTGCTCCCATTACAACTGCTTTTTTCTGCATATTATAATATTTAAGAATATATATTTTTTTTACAAAATTTTCATTATACCAACATTGTAATTAAAATATTGTATTTTTTTTTAATTTATTCAATATATATAATGGATCAAGAAAACTTGATTAAGAATATAAAATTTTGGAATTGGCAAGCTTATAGGGATAATCATACAGATTTAAATGGTAAATCTCAAATTTTTTTATTAAAACATGTCTTAATAAAAGGAATCAAAGAAAATAGAAATATAGTTATCGATAAAAAAAATAAACATAAAATTTCTAAAAAAACTATAAAAAAAAATTTTGGTTTATTATTACCAAAGGATTTTTACTGGAATGAATATATTAGTCTATATAGTGATTTACAATATATGAACGAAAATGATGCCAAATGTCATTATATTTTTCATGGTAATTATGAAGGTAGAAATTATAAATGTGAAATTAAAAGAGAAGTAAGACAATTACCATTTATTGATTATAATAATAATTATGAAAATGTGTTAATTATTGATTCTATATTTGGATTAGGAAATAGATTAAGAGCTATAGCTTCTGCTTATAGTATATGTATAAAAAAAAATATGAAGTTAATTATTAATTGGATTCCAGATGATCATTGTGATTGTTTAATTGAAGATTTAATAGTTAATATTAACGAATATGCTGAAGTTGTTTCTAATCCAATTAATATTGATTCATTAGTAGATTTTAAAATTTATAATTATTTAGAAACAGAAAGAGGAGGGGAAAAAAATGAATACATTGATGATAATGTTAATAAAATATATGTTAAATCTAATTGTGTATTAAATAATAAAGATTCTCGTTTATATTCAAATGAATTTTTACAAAGTTTAAAATGGAGCGATGATATAAACCATTTAATTAATAGTATACCAGATATTTCTAATTACACGGGCATGCATATTAGAATGGAAGGAGGTGCTCAATACACTTCACAAACATATGAAAAAACTTCTAATTGGATAAATAAAGAAACTGAATTATTATTTAAATATAGAGAAATATCACATATTGATAATTTTATAAATCAAATTAATAATATTTTACATAAAAATCCAGAACAAAAGTTTTTTATAGCAACCGATATGAAATCAAATTATGAAAAATTAATTAATATTTATGGTAATGATAAAATTAAAATTTTAGAAAGAAACAATTTCGATCGTTCAAAAGAACAATTATATTATGCTGTTGCTGATATTATTTTATTATCTAGATGTAACCAATTTTATGGTTCAACATGGAGTTCATTTAGTGAACTAATAACTCATTTTCAAAAAGAAGAAATAAAGAAGAGTAATGTTTTTAGTAATACATTTAAAATTCAGAATTTGTCAAAAAAGGTAAATTTTTTTAATCAAGAATTGAAACTAGGAAATAGTATTGTTTGTGTATCTATGAACAGAAGTGAAAATATTTTAAAATCTTTGCCTTCATGGTTAAAAATAAATAATTGTCATGAAATAGTTATTCTAGATTATGGTTCAAAAGAAAAACTTTCCGGTATTTTAAAATCTCATAATTTTAATGATCCAAAAATAAAAATATTTAGAGTTGAAAATGTATATAAATGGCACTTAGCTAAAGCCTATAATTTAGCTATTAAATTAAGTAGTTATAAAAATATTTATAAACTAGATAGTGATGATATATGTAGTAGTAATTTAATTGATAATTATCCTTTAAATGAATCAAATATTTATTATCATGGAAGATGGCAAGATGCAAGAGATAAAAATGAATTACAAATAGCAGGAAAAATGTTTTTTACTTACGATATGTTTGTAGATTGTAACGGATACAATGAAAATATAACAACATATGGTTGGGATGATTGTGATTTTAACTTACGATTAGATAAAATAGGTATTCAAATACCAATTAATATAAATGATTTTAATTTTATAGAACATGATGATAGTATTAGACAAGAAAAAAATGAACAAAATATTACACCAAACCAACATATTCATATAAATAGAATACTATGTGAAAAAAATATATTAAACTGGAATAAAAAATCTTTACATGGTGAATTTGTAAATGATACAGAAAATTCATTTAAGTTAATTGAATCTTCTCATTTGACATATGATTTTATCAATAAGGATACATTAAATAAAGTATTTAATTTAGTAAACAAAGATGGAACTAAAGAATAAAATTTAATAAGTATAATAAATAAACATTTTATTATACTTATAAATTGATAAACATATCATATAAATATTTATCGTATAAATAAATATATATTTTATTTAATTCTCTTATATAAATCTATGTCATCTTGAAATAGTAGTTCAATATTAGGGTATAATCGATAAATGTCTTCTTTTGTAATATTTTATATCTATATTAAAATTCATATCCTCCTAATTCTATATCTTTTTTATAAATTTCTCTAACTTTATCAATCATCCATTGCTCTATATAATATGTTCTATAATCAACTTTTTTCGTCATATTTAAGTGTGGAATTTCTGATACATTATAATGTTTCCCATTGTATTTTTTAATGTCACTTTCGATCATTTCCTTTGTTAATGTTTCAATTGGATAAATTTTTGTTACTAATTGATTGTTATTTTCATCAAAACAAAAATATTTTATGTTAGGAATTCCAATTCCGCACCAATAATCTTTATCATGTATAATTTTTAAAAATTCACTGAAACTATATTGCTTTGCTGTATTCTTATCATAATCAGGATGATAAAATGGATAACCATTTTTATCACATTTTTGATACTTAAAAGCACTAACAACTCTATCCCAAGGATTTCTTATTGTAGTAAAAGAAAAATATTCACTTAAATATATATTTGATTTAGTTTGTTTATTTAATATTATAAAAATTGTATTATATTTATTCATACTCCAATGATCATGATACATATTGTTATTATTTAAATGTTTTATTATAGAAAAATTACAATATTTATCCATCATTTTTCGTAAAGATGTTGACCCTGTTTTTGGATTAGCAAAATAAACTATTTTATTATTAGTATCGATTCTCATTTATAAATTATATAAATAATATATATTATACAAAATTTTTAATACATAATTGTTGTATCCTTTTCTGTTCGTCCATTACTCTAGATACATTAGAAGAAAGTAAAATATATAAAAGATTAATAAAATTATAAAGTTATATAAAATTAATTATTAATGTTAAAATATATATTTTAATTAATTTTATAATCAAAACCATTTTTGCTTAACCATTCAAAATCATCTTTATATAGTTCATTTATTAATTGTATATTATCTTGTGTAAACCATGAATTAATATTAGATGACCATTTATTATTATATTTATCGCTTATATCTTGAATTGTTAAATTATAATAATTAACTTTATCATTATCATTATATGTTGTTAAATGATTACCTATTTTTTCTTCAATATATGGTAATTCTAATAATTCATAAAATTTATCCATTTGATCTAAAGAAATTACATGATCGAATTTGAAATTATATATATTTATGAATTCAAGTAAAGATATATCTATGTCATATTGTTTAACTTTAACCATAGTTTGAGGTCTAAAGTGACCTTCAATATATTCATGAGTTTTTAAATTTTGTAAAAATTCTGAGATAGTGCTTTCCGATAAATCTCCGTATTTTTTTAATTTACATAAAAATGATGATTTTTGTCTTATTCCTGATATTAATCGTTCATATGGATCTCGAATAACGCATATTTTGGTGTAACTATTTAAATCAATATTTTCAAATTTAGGATTAAAAAAATCATATATATCATATTTACCTGATTCTAGGTTTTCTTCTGTTAACATATCCATATGAATATTTCCTTCAATTTTGTGACCTAATTTGGTTAATAATAAATATTTTATAGTTGTACATGCTACCTTAGGATTCCAACCTACAATTAAATTTAATTTTGGAACTATTAAAAAACGCATATTATATACATATATAAATAAAATTATATACTCAAATTTTTTTAATACATAATTGATGTATCCTTTTCTGTTCGTCCATTACAAAAATGAACATGATATGATTTTATAGTTAAACATTCATATATTATTTGTTTTTTAAAGAAATGATTTAAAGCTCCATCACAATTCCATGTGCCTATTTGGATTTCTTTAAATTTATCGTTATTTTTAACATTATCTAAACTAAAAGGTGTTTGAAAAATCCAAGTATCTTTACTTGAGTTCATAATTTTATCTTTTTGAAATCTAGGTTTCGATGTTGTTTCATCTATATAATCCCATCTTGTAACTGCATATAGTTTATCTTTAAAATCTATATGTTCTAATTTATGCAGAGTATGATCAAATATAATATCAGAATTACAAATAATAATATTTTTTTCGTAATAATGTTGATTGCTATAGTTAAATAAATCTATAAAATAAGGACGACCTATACATTCGACTACTTCTACTTTGCTTAAACTATTAAAGTATTTCTTTAGGGTTTCATTATTACCTTTATGATTGTCGTAAAATACAACTATCTTTTCTATAAATTGATTTTTTTGATGATGTCTTAAACAAATCATATATTCTTTTAATCTAATTTCATTACTTTCATTATATAAAGTAGTAATTAAAGTAAATTTCATAGAGCTTTTATAATAGGTCAAATAATGATTAATCGTATTTTTAAATACATCATAATCAAAATCTAAAAATTTAATAATTCTACTTTCATGTTTACCATGTTTATTATAATGATTTTTCAATTGTTCTATACTTAAATGCTGTAAATCTTTATAATGATTTTTATAATCATGATAATCAATACGATCTAAATCTACAAATTTCTTATCTTCTGTGTATTCATAATTTCCATTATTCGAAACTTTGTCGTCGTATTGAGTAGATATTAAGGTAAAATCTATTAATAAAGTTTTATGTTTGACGATTAATGAATTTACAAATTGAAAATCAGACCCATAAAAATCCCCAAATTGACCATCATCTTTAATACTATGATGAAATATATAACTGCAATTATCTATTTCTCCATACCTTAATTTATTTAAATTAGGTGTAATTAATTTATCTGGTCTTAAAAAAGACCATACTACTATCTTTTCTTTTAAATGCGTGTTTATTATTTTTAAACAATTTGGATGAATAAAATAATTATCATCATCTAAAAACATAATCCATCCGTCATTTATTTTATCTTTAATATCGTTACAATACAAATCGAAAAATACATTTTCATCACTTCTACGCTCTACTTTATGAACAATCATTTTATGATTCATATTTTGATTTATGTAATCAAGAGAATCAATATGGTCATATGCTACATGGATAATATATTTTTCATAATTCTGCTTTACTATACTTTCAATAACCTTTTTAAAATAAGTTTTTCTTAAATGAGTACGAACAATAATATGAATTTTATTTTCACTTTTTTCAATATTAGTAAAATCTTTTATCTTTTGGATTCCATTATCCATATTCATTTTATAATTATTCTGTAATTGTAATTTGTTGCATACCCGACCTTCCTTTTTTCCACTTTTTAAATAATGATTATAAGCTCGTTCTTTTGTCTTTATCCCAGCTTTTTTTAAATCTGGATATAAATCTAAATAAAATTGGTAATCAAAACTTTCCATATATATATATATCTATTTTGTAAATAAAATATCTGTAAAAAAAAATTTATCATTTTATTTTATAATGAATAAGCCGATGAATTTCGAACAAATATGCCTTCAATACCCTAGTATTACTCTTAACAAAAAACAAGCTTGTGATTTTGAATTATTAGTAAACGGAGGATTTGATCCTTTAACCGGATTTTTAAATGAAACTGACTACAAATCAGTAGTTGATAAAATGCGCTTAGGCAATGGTAAATTATGGTCTATGCCGATTACTTTATGTATTAATGAAGCACAAAAAACAGAATTACAACATAGCAATTTTGTTGTTTTAAAACATGAAACAGGACTACCTCTAGGAATAATGGATATTAGTGATTCTAAAGCTATTTATAAACCTGATATATCTAAAGAATCCGTAAAAGTTTACGGTGCTGATGATAAAAATCATCCTTATGTTAAAATTTTATATGGATATCTTGATGACGGATTTATTTACAATATCGGAGGTCCTATTGTTGATTTTAAATTACCTCCTCACTATGACTTTAAACAACATAGAATGACTCCAGAACAAACTAAAAAGTATTTTAAAGAAAATGGATGGAACAAAGTTGTTGGTTTTCAAACAAGAAATCCTATGCATCGTTCTCATTATGAATTAACAAGATATGCCATGAAAATGGGAGGTGAAAATTGTAAATTATTACTTCACCCTGTTGTTGGAATTACACAAGATTGTGATATTAATTATCATACAAGAGTAAAATGTTACAAGGCTTTAATGGAATATTATGAAAAAGATAGTGCTCTTTTAAGTTTACTTCCTCTTTCAATGAGAATGGCTGGACCTAGAGAAGCTGTATGGCATGCTCAAATTAGAAAGAATTATGGCTGCACTCACTTTGTTGTCGGTCGTGATCATGCTGGACCTTCCTACAAAAGACAAGATGGAGAAGATTTCTATGGTGCTTATGATGCTCAAGATTTATTAATGAAACATGCTAAAGAAATCGGTATTCAAGTGATTACTTCTAAATTAATTGTATATGCCCTACCTAAAGAAGAAAAAGATGAAATGAAAGGTAAATATTTAGCAATAGATGATGTTGATGAAGAAAAAATGGAAGTTAAGAAAATTTCAGGAACACAACAAAGAGAAATGTTAGCCAAAGGTGAACCTATTCCACAATGGTTCACTTTTCCAAAAGTAAGTAAAATTTTAAAAGATACATTTAAAGGCACCAAAGATAAAGGATTCTGTCTTTACTTTGTAGGATTATCTGGATGTGGAAAATCAACTATTGCTAATTTTATGATTGCTAAGTTACAAGAATTAACTAATAGAACTATCACCTACTTAGATGGAGATATTGTTAGATTACATTTATCACAAGGTTTAGGATTTAGTGAAGAAGATAGAAGTATTAACATTCAAAGAATAGGATTTGTCTCCTCAGAAGTAGTAAAACATGGAGGTGTTGCTATTGCCGCTAATATTGCTCCGTTTGAAAAAGATAGACAAGTAAATCGTGATTTGATTGCAGGAAATGGTGAATATATCGAAATTTTTGTCGATAGCTCAATTGAAACTTGTGAAAAAAGAGATGTTAAAGGTTTATACCAATTAGCTAGAGATGGTGTAATTAAAGAATTTACAGGTATAAGCTCTCCTTTTGAAGTTCCATCTAAATGTGAATTAGTTCTTGATGGTTCTCTTCCTTTAGAACAAAATGTTAATAAAATTGTAAAATATCTTAGAGACAAAGAGTTAATCTAAATAAATAATTTTTCATTATATAACATCACATAATATTATATAATGTTTTATCAAAAACAAGAGTTTATTGATGCTTTCATCAATCTAGTAAATGAATGTAATAAAACTATATTGAATATATATAATACAGATTTTGAAGTCGACTATAAAGACGATGAGTCACCACTTACTATTGCTGACAAATCATGTAATGCTTTGATTTGTTTTTATCTTGAAAAATTAAACAATCAATTAGTAGATGAACAAAAAGTAAATACAGATGATATTGTTATTATCAGTGAGGAAAATAAAAATTTAGAGTACGAATTTAGAAAAAATAAGACTTGGTGTTGGTTAGTTGACCCAGTAGATGGAACCAAAGAATTTGTAAAAAAAAATGGTCAATTTACTGTTAATATTGGTCTTGTTGAAAATGGTATCCCAGTCTTTGGTATAGTGAGTATACCGGTTAGTGGAGAAATTTACTATGGTGTAAAAGGTCTTGGAGGTTTTAAATTACATGATAATATTAGCACACGACTTACAATTGATGATACGAAAGATTTCACTAAAAAAAAATGTAGAATTGTTGCTTCAGCTTCTCATTTAAATAAAGAAACTCAAGATTTTATTGATAGATTTGAAGATCCAGTTATTATTTCTACAGGAAGTAGTATTAAACTTTTATTTATTGCTGATGATAAAGCCGATGTTTATCCTAGAATTGCTCCTACAAGTGAATGGGATACATGTGCTGCTCATGCCGTAGTAAAATATGCTGGAGGCAAAGTTTTAGATTATTTTACTTTAAAAGAACTTCAATATAACAAAGAAGATCTTTTAAATCCTTACTTTATTGTTTTTTAATCAAGACAAATATTTTTAAAACTATAATCATAAATTAAACTATTGTTAACAGCATTAATAGTAAGTAAAAGTATACTTAAAAATATAATTAACGCTACCATAAAAATAATAGGAGATTGTTTTTTATAAACAGCCATAATATAATCAGATGCATAAATACCACCTACAGAACCAATCGCGCTACATATGGCAAATACTGTTCCGTAAACAATTGGTAAATTTCCTGAAGCAAGATAATTTAAACAAGAAATAATACAAGAACATAATGTACTAATAGAACTAGTAGCTACTACTACCTCTGGTAACATACCTACCTGAATCATTATAGGCGTTGTCAGCATACCACCTCCAATTCCTATATAAGTAGAAACGAAACCAGTAAATGAGCCAATTAGAATAAATTTTTTAACTACATCTATATTCCAAACAATATCTCCTTCAATAAAAATATAATGATTATTTCTTTTTTCTTGATAATCGGATATTATATATGTTATTGTATAATATCCAAGAGCACCAGTTACTATAAATTGTCCAAAAGCATGTATCCAATATAAATATCCACATACATTGAAAAATGGACGAGTAAAACTAAATACTGATATTAAACCTAGATTAGTAAACATTAATCCTGTATTAAAATACTTCTCCCTTTGTGTATCCCCTACTAATACTATTTCGTTGTTACTTTCAATATCATCTTCTTGCTGTAAAGTTTCTCCAGATTCAATTTCTGCCTCTATATTATCCATAATATAGAATTTTGGTAATTCTTCATTATCTTCAATAACAAATTCTATTGTTTTTATATCTTTCCCTATCTTTATTTTTGGACTATCACAATTATCTGGTAGTTTAAAATATTCACCAATTCCATCAATCATAATTAAAGTATATCCATTATAGTTATTATTTAAGAAATCTTGCTCTTTTATATAGGTAGAAATTGCTTTACATGTTGATTTATAAAATGTAATAGTTAAAACAAATAAAAGGCAAACTATAGTAACTAAATTTGGAGAAAAATTTGAAAGAATTACACCAAAAAAAGATGAATTAGCATCAAATAATGTAATTATCATCAAAGGTGCAAAGTAAATTAAATCTCTACGGCAATCCAATGGATTTTTCTTGTTATAAAGAAAATATATTCTTACTAATGTATCACCAAAAATGGTATAAATAGTAAGAGGAATGGAAATTTCTAACTCAAAATTTCCTACAAGCATATATAATGGTATTAATAAACCACCACCACCTACACCTCCAATAGTTGTTATAATAGAAATTAAGGCAACAATTATCATTAATAAAATATCGTTACCTGGGTTATCTACAAAAATTTCACGCATCTCTAATAATTATTAATATTTATTATTTATATTTATTATTTATATTATTATAATAACTAAACAAATCATAAATATTATAAACATAAATGCACCTCTAGCAATATATTTCTCTTCCATTATATAATAAAACAACAAAATTTTTAATTAAAATATTTATACTACATAAATAATATTATAAAAAATTAGTTAATTTAAATGGTATATTTTATATCTATTTATTAATGGATAATGTTATTGTCATCATGGCCGGAGGTCTAGGAAAAAGAATGAATTCTGATATTCCTAAGGTTTTACATAAGGTTAATGATAAACCAATGTTAATACATGTTATTGAAAGTGCTTTGGCAATTCAGCCTATAAAAATATATATCGTTGTTGGAAAATATATGCCAATGATTAAAGATGCTGTGTATTTTTATCGCCTTATTGACGATGTTGAATTTATTAAACAAGAAGAAGCATTAGGAACAGGACATGCTATTCAATGCTGTAGACCTTATTTATATCAACACGAATATAGCAATACGATTATTCTTTCTGGAGATGTTCCTTTAATTACCACCAAAACAATAAGACATATGATTAGGGATTTAGATTATGGAAGAATATTAACTACCATTTTAGATGATCCTACAGGTTATGGACGAGTTATTGAATCGGATACAGGAAAGTTTGAGAAAATTGTAGAAGAAAAAGATTGTAACGATTTAGAGAGAAAATGTCGAAAAATAAATGCTGGAATTTATGCTTTTGATACTTTTATTCTTTGTAAATATTTACCTCTTTTATCTAATAATAATGCTCAAGGGGAATACTATTTAACAGATATTGTTGAAATTATAAAAAATAAAGAAGAGGTAGGTATTGAAATGTTTAATATGCCTCTAGAAAATCAACAAGAACTACTAGGTGTAAATACAGAACAACAATTAATGGAATTAAATAATTTATTAAAAACTTAATAAAATAATAATTATATGGAAAAACCTACAATTATTATTACCGGAGGTACAGGATTTATTGGCTCACATACCTGTGTTGAATTAATGGATTCTTATAATTTAGTCGTCATTGATAACCTTTTAAATTCCAAAAAAGAAGTTATTGATAAGGTAAAACAAATCACTAAAAAAGACAATATTGAATTTTACAATTTTGACTTATTAGATAAAACACAACTAAATGCAGTATTTCAAAAATACAATCCTTATGGTGTTATTCATTTTGCTGGATTAAAAGCGGTAGGAGAATCTGTTAAAAAACCTTGCTATTATTATCAAAATAATTTAATTAGTACCTTAAATCTTCTTGAAATTATGGAAAAAAATGATTGCTTTAAATTAATTTTTTCTTCTTCAGCGACTGTATATGGTGCTCAAAAATCTCCACTAAAAGAAGATTTTACTATTGGTCAAAATGTTACAAATCCTTACGGACAAACTAAAGCCATGATTGAACAAATATTAAAAGATATGTGTGTATCAAATAACAAATGGAATATCATTTCTCTTCGATATTTTAATCCAGTTGGAGCACATAGCTCAGGATTAATTGGAGAGAATCCAAATGATATTCCAAATAACTTGATGCCATATGTATTAAAAGTTGCTGTTAATAATAACACCAAAAATAATTTAGGTTCTCAATTTGATATGCTTAATATTTTTGGTGATGACTACAACACATCAGATGGAACCTGTGAGCGTGATTTTATACATGTAGTAGATTTAGCTAAAGGTCATGTAAGTGCATTAAATAAAATGGTAGATCTTGATGGATATAATGTATTTAATCTAGGAACAGGAAATCCTACAAGTGTATTGGAATTAGTAACAACATTTAAAAAGGTAAATAATATAGATATACCATATAAATTTGCCAATCGCAGAGAAGGTGACTTAGATGTGACATTTTGCGATCCTGAGTATACTTATCGTGTTTTAAATTGGAAAACAGAAAAAACGATAAAAGATATGTGTCGAGATGCATGGAATTTTCAAAAGTTAAATTTATAATTATTTGTAAATTACCATTTGATTTTCTTTACATTTAAATCCGCATTTTTTATAAAACTCTACATTTTCATCACTACAATCCAATATTATTTTATAACAATCTTGGCATTCTTTTATAGCTACTTCTATTAATTTTTTACCTAATCCATAACCTCGCATAGATTTATCAACTACCACATCTTCAATATGAGCAACTTTCCCAAGATCATGAATTAATTTTTGTTCTTTTAATACTGTTATTGAACCAACAATTTGCTGTGTGTGTTTATATTTAATTACTTTTATAAAATGATTTTCATTTAAATTATCAACAAAATTATCAAAATCTTCATTTGTTATATTCTTAGGATTTATGGTAGTAAGTTGTTTTAATAAATCAAAATAATTAGGATACATATTGCTTATATAATCTCTTTTTTGTAAATTATCAACTAAAAATAGTTTATCATTTTTTTCGAATGTTTCTTTTACATAATGTGTATTTACCCATGATCTTAAAATTGACATTATATTATCTATCATATTTTCTATATCTCCTTCCACATGAATAGTTACATAATTATCTTCGTAACAAGGTATAATGAAAGCACTTGTTCTATTATCACAAATAGTATCAATATATCTTTGACATTCTTCTGGTTCATATAATATTTTTTTATCAGTTGATGTTTTGAAAATAGTAGTATCAAATACATCTATATTAATATTTTTGTGTAACATATTATATTATGAAATAAGATTTTTTTATATAGAAATTTTTGTATTAATAATTATGTCTATATACATATATTACCATTATGTCATTGAAAGTATTCAATATGGTTAAATCTCAGATTAACAAAATTTCCAATAATTATAATATAAATAAAAATATTTCCGCCATTCTACAAGCTCCTAATTCTGTAATTCAAACTAATTTTCCTGTCAAAATAAACGATAAATATGAAATTTTTCAAGGATATAGAGTCCAACATAATAATATTTGCGGACCTTATAAAGGGGGATTACGATTTAATGAAAATGTTGATATTAATGAAGTTAGCGCTTTAGCAACTTGGATGACACTTAAATGTTCTATTCAAGATTTACCTTATGGTGGTGGAAAAGGGGGAATAGCAATCAATCCTGAAAATTATACTACAGAAGAATTAGAAAAAATATGTAGAGGATTTACACAAAGTATGTATAAACATATTGGAGCAACTATTGATATTCCAGCACCTGATGTCGGAACAAATTCACAAATGATGAACTGGATGACCGATGAATATGATAGATTAAGTATAGCTCGTAATAAGACATTAAATACCAAAGCTACATTTACAGGTAAATCTATAGAAGTGGGTGGTTCTCAAGGTCGCGAAGAAGCTACCGGAACAGGTGTTGCTATTTGTGTTAAGGAATGGGCTAATAAAAAAGGTATTGATTTAAAAGATAAAACTTATATTGTACAAGGATTTGGAAATGTTGGATCATTCGCAGCCAAAAAATTAGAATCTTATGGAATGAAACTTATTGCTGTTGGTGATCATACTGGATATTTACACCATAAAGATGGATTTGATGTTAATGATTTAAATAATTATATTAAAGAACATAAATCATTAAAAGGATATGGTGTAGGAGAATCAATTTCAGATGTAAAAGATTTTTATGCCTTAGAAACAGATGTATGTATTCCTGCTGCTCTTGAAATGCAGATAACAGAATCCGTTGCTAAAAATTTAAAATGTAAAATGATTGTTGAAGCAGCTAATGGTCCAGTTAGTGAAAAGGCAGATGCTATATGTCATGAAAAAAATATTGATATCATCCCTGATATTTTAGCCAATTCAGGTGGAGTTTTAGTTAGTTATTTTGAATGGTTACAAAACAAACAAGATTATTATTGGAGTGAAGAAAAAGTATTAAGAAAATTAGAAAAAAACATGACCGATGCTTATGGTAAAATTCATGATTTAGCAGAAAAAAATAATAGCAACATGAGAGATGCATGCTACTACTATTCTTTAAAGAGAATAGAAACTGTGTATAACAAAAGAGGCATACACTAATCGTTTTTACAAAGTGATTCATAATATGAATTTACATAAAAGAACACATTTACTACTCGTAAACAAATATTACCAAAAATAAAATGTCTATATTCCCAATTATACGGATTGTTGAAATGGTGCTTAACAATACCATCTCTGTCCATTATATTGTTATGTTTTTCTTCTATTATTGGATTTAAATAGGGGGTATATTTTACTGTGTTTACATCTGATGGTGTAAAATATTTAGGGAAATATTTTTTAAAATCATTTTTTTGTATATCAGCATCAATAGTAATATATTGACCCCATGGTTCCTCTAAGTCAAATTGATCCATCATATTAATATAACTTGTGATTATTTTTTAATAAACTTTCTTTATAAATCTATAATCAATTTTTAATTGTTGTGCAAAATATATAAACATATTGCTTATATATTTTTAATATGAAATTTGAAGAAGAAGTTTATCTATATAAATATCTAGTAATGAGTCCAACCGGTTATTGTAATGTATTTCAATCATTAAGATTAATTTCCCAAGAAATTTTGGTAGATTATTCTACTATTTCAAAAAAATTAAAGGAAAAAGATGATGGTTGTTTTTGTGTTTCAAAAAAGGACAAGGAAACCTATTTTATAAAAAAAATTTAATTTTCATCTAATAGCATAATTGCCATGGCCGCATAATTATGGAGATCAATCAATGTATCTCTTATTTTTTCTTCTTCTACAAGATTGATTCCATTTTTAGTTACATGGTTTAATCGTGATATTTTGTCGCCCATTCTTACTAAAACTCCTACTGTTCCATATGTCGCGAAGGCATCTCCGTAATCTTTATTTTTTCGTTCAAATAATTTCAATCCTTCTTCTTGTATCTTTTTCATTTGTTCTACCCTGTCCATTATTTATAATATAGAATTTTTATGTTTAAGTCTATATTATAATTTTATCTTGCTCCACTGCATGATCCGCATGAAGTTTTTGCGTACTTAATTAAAGAAAACATGTTTCTAAGACCTTTTGGTCTGGGTGTATTTACATCAGATTCCTTTCTTGATTTATTGTGAATAACATAATTTTTGGTTGTAGATTGAGTTTGAGTATTTCTGTTAAATGTTTTGGTTAAACCAAAATTATTATTTCGTCTATTTATTAATACAAAATTCATATATATTGTTGCAATATTTATTTTTTGTTTTGGAAATAGTTATTTTTTGTTGTTTTAAGATGCTACAATAACAGGCTTGTTTGGTTCATATATCCATAATTCTCTTCCATGTGTACCATCCTGAGACGACAGAGAAATATTATAAATTATTTTTGGATTTTCAGATTAAAGTTGTTCATAAACACGCACATGTCCTGAAGCATCACCATTTCCGTCATTCGAACCAGCGCCAATAGCAATTTTTGTTCCATCGCTACTCACTGCTACTGAAGTTCCTGAATAGTCAGCTTCATTTTCGCCATCAATATCACCACATAATTGTGACCAATAAGGTTCCGATTCAGCTTCAGGTTCCGATTCAGGTTCAGATTCTGGTTCCTATTCTATATATAAAATTGGATTCGTTTCAATTTTTTCCGTTAAAAAATCTATATTATCAATTGCATAAACCTGTTGTCCACTACTTGAATCAGGTTTATTGAATGCTTCTGAAATAGTATCATAAAACCTCGCCTTATTAATTGTTGTTTGATCTGTATCAGTATAAACTAATACAAATGCTATTAATTGAGAGTTAACTATTAAATAATTTTTACATAAAATTATAAATTCTTGATTTGTTAAATTTGTATAACTTGATTTTAAAAAAGTTTCACCGGCATCACCACCAGCAATAGCAGCTAAATCATAATAATAAAGGTCAGGTTCGGGTTCGGGTTCAGGTTCTACTACATAATACATGTATAATAAATAATAGTAACTACCACCATCACTAGTAGTATCCCAATCATTGCTTTCATTACCAACTAATGAAGAAATACTATAGCCTCCGTTATCGTCTTTAGCACCATGACTGATGTTATAAAGACTTGTTATATTTGTAAAATCAGTATTATCATAATTTTTGGTATAATCTAAAGTTAATTCAGTATCATGATCAATATTTCCTAAGAATAATAATTGGGTTTGATTAATTACGATAATTAAATTCCATTTACTGTATTCTTTGCTGTTATTTTTACTACTTATATTGTGTTTTAATATAAAATTATTAATCATAGAAAGTTGTTCGCTACTGAATTTTATATCATGTAAAAGTTTAATTTGATTACCTGTCCAATTTAATGAATTATATACTTTATTATAATTTTCATCAACTTGGAAAATATCTTTAATTGGATGTAAATCTATATCACTATTAACAGCATAATCTTCTTTTGTTCCAAATCTAATTTCAATATCATTCTTTATGTCTGAATAACTTGAGGTATTAAGTGAATCAGGTATATTGTATAAAGCGAATTTACAATTATCGTAAATACCAGAATCAATTCTTCCAAGGTCAACAATATCTTGAGGTACAATATGAATACCATTTAAATAATTAGCTCCATATTCAGAATGGGTTTCACAATAAAAGTAAATTTTATTTGTAGAAACATTTTGAGATAAATTTTCTGGAACGATCCATCCATAGTCGTAATCAAGAATCCAATCACCATCTCCTGTATAATCAATGTATCCATTTACGATTTTTGATCCTCCTTCATGTGTACCATCATATGTATGTGAAATAGCCAAAGGATGAACAGGAGGATCAGTAGAATCAGTCGGGTCCTTAGCAAAGTAATATCTATGTTTTTCGTATAATACTGATATATCAGTTGCACCATCAATAGTAACACCAGCCAAATTACCATTCTCATCATAATTATAACTAGTTTCATCTTGATCTACAATTTTATATTTACCATCTACTATAGCAACATAATACATTCCGCCCCATTCGTGTCGTTGACTTATATCATAAATATATACAGCTCCTGTACCATAGCCATCACTACTTCCATTATATTCAGTAGAGGCAATCATTATTTTTCTACTAGTGTTTGAAAATTCTACTAAAGATAATTTATCATTTTCTGTTTCACCTTCAATTACATTACTTAATTCATTCTCAATCAATGGCGTTACCCATTTATCAGTTATCTCTGTTGCGTCTTCTTTATATTGATAGGTATAAACAATACCTCGGTTATTATTACCTTCTGGATACGATATTGAAATAAATTTAAAATTATAATTATTAAAGCTAATATTTGAACCAAACCCATCTGCACCATAATTTTCAATTTGCCCTATCTTCTCGTAACTAAGTGTATCATTATTATATTGCCAAATAACTACTTTATTTTTACCTTGGAATGGAGCACTCCAAGCATGTTTGTCACCAGATTTCGACATAGCAACACTATAACCCATTTCTGCGGAGTCACTTGATTCTCCTGATTCTGTATCATCTGTATAAGAGAAAGACATATCCCAATCAGAATCATTCCAATGGAATACAAATACTCCTCCTAAGTTTTTTGGAGTGGTTGAATGATCTTTTAATTGCTCATTAAATTTTCTTGCTCCGACGATTACTCTTGTTCCTTCATCATTTATAGCTACTGAATAACCAAATTGTGAATTGGTTGAATCATAATTATCAACAGTCAAGTGAGTATTCATAATTTCAAATAAACTGCTTCCTTTTTGACTCCATTCAGATCCATTAAATTCAAATACATAAGCATTTCCATGACTATTATATTCTGATATATCATTTGTATCAATAGCACCTTTACCTGGAGCACCAACAACCATATATATATAATTATCATGCTGTGTTTTAATATCATATGACCAACCAAAATATGAATCATCGTCAAGATTTAGATTTGATATAGCTGATGACAAATCTGTATTTAATTCTGAAAAACTTAATGTACCATTTCCGTCAGAATAATAACCAGTAGCTTTACCACAATGTAATGAGATAGAACCGGTATTATTCTCGCTAAATGGATTACTTACTAATACTAGATTAGTACTGTAATCAATACTATTATTACTATAACTAATAATTTTACCTCTATTGTAACCTGTAAAAGTATGTAGTAATTTCCATCCATTAAATGCGTCATTGGTATTATTGCTTTTTGTATATATTTTAACCGTATTATCATTCATAGTTTTATCAGAATCATTTTCTTCTCCTACAGCAATTATAGTATTTCCAAGCTCATCGTTCATGGAAATTGATTTGATTGTGTTTCCAGAGGATGAATGAATTCGTTCTTCATATCGATTGAAAAGTAAATCCATCTCTGGTTCTGATTCCGGCTCAGATTCCGGCTCAGATTCCGGCTCAGATTCCGGCTCAGATTCAGGCTCAGATTCAGGCTCAGATTCCGGTTCACTCTCTGGTTCAGATTCCGGTTCCATCTCTGGTTCAGATTCCGGCTCAGATTCCGGCTCAGATTCCGGTTCCATCTCTGGTTCAGATTCCGGCTCAGATTCCGGCTCAGATTCCGGCTCAGATTCCGGCTCAGATTCCGGCTCAGATTCCGGCTCAGATTC